CCACAGAGAGTAACTCCAAGACCACCAGTTATGCCACAGAGAATGCCTCCGAAACCACCACAAGGACTACAGTAATGGTTAGCACANGGGATTTAGAAAACGTNGTAGCTCAGATAAACGTAAAGTTTGAGCAACTAAATAATGAGATTGTACAGCTAAAAAAACAAATAGCTGATAATACAGGAGCTAAGAATGCCAGTAAAAAAAGACCCAAGGCTAGCTAGAGCTGGTGTTGATAGATACAATCAGCCGAAACGTACCCCTAACCATAGTACAAAGAGTCATGTTGTCGTGGCAAAGGAAGGCGACAACATCAAGACGATTAGGTTTGGAGAACAAGGGGCAAAGACCGCAGGGAAACCAAAAGCGGGAGAGTCCGAAGCAATGAAAAAGAAACGTGCTAGCTTCAAAGCAAGACATGCTAAGAACATTGCTAGAGGTAAGATGTCAGCAGCTTATTGGGCTGACAGAGTTAAGTGGTAAACATGTATTCGCCTATATGGTGAAATTATGTAGATTTATAAACATATCATTAACAGGAGGCTATCATGCCAAAAGGTAAAGGTACGTACGGAACAAAGGTTGGAAGACCACCTAAGAAGAAGCCAGTTAAGCGATGAAAGGTCAGACCCACGGTGGCAAAGGTAGCGCCCAGCGAAGCACAGACCAGAAGAAGTTTGCTAGTAACTGGGANGCNATATACAACAAANCNGCACAGAAGTCAAGTAAAAAGAAGAAATAAAGCTTGACTTTCTTATGCTTTTATGTTATACTAAGAAGGTACACTGCTATTAACTCAACTGTCCTTAATGGAGAAACAGTATGATCAGCAAAGAACTTGAACTATATTACCGTAATATGTACAACATGTTTTCCTCTGATGGCTGGAAACAGCTACAGGAAGACTTACAGAACAACGCAGCGGTAATCAACTCAGTAGAGCTAACCAAAGACAACGATGACCTGCGCTTCCGCAAAGGACAACTTGCTGTCATTGCCAACCTACTTAATCTTGAAGCACAAATTGAAGCAGCTGAAACACAGGCTATAGAGGAAGCAGAAACAGAGGTATCCTCCTAATGAGAGCCATCTACGAGTTTCGTTGCGAGGACGGACACACAAATGAACGCTACACAGATTCAGAGTGTACCCACATCCCCTGCTTAGATTGTGACAAGATAGCAACAAGAATTGTAAGTGCTGTGCGAAGTAAACTTGACCCTATCTCTGGTGATTTTATGGGTGCTACCAGGAAATGGGAAAAGAATAGAGCACAGAAACTACAACAAGAGCGCAAGGCCAACTCCTAACCGAAGCCCTGCATAATACACCTCCATAATGAGAATACTCACGGAGTTTAATAATGGCAACACTAATAGACGAGCGTCAAGAAGACGAAGTAGAAATTAACAAACAAGAAGACGAAGTAGAAAGTCAAGTTACTGAGGAACCTGAAGTAGAGGAAACTCCTCAAGAAGATGACATCCCTGAGAAGTACAAAGGAAAGTCAACCGCTGAAATTGTAAGGATGCACCAAGAAGCTGAAAAGCTTTTAGGAAAGCAAAGCGGAGAAGTAGGGGAACTACGACAGGTTGTTGATAACTACATTCAGACACAACTCGACACAACACAACCAGCAACCCAAGAACCTGAAGAAGATATAGACTTTTTCTCTGATCCCGACAAGGCTGTCGAAAGAGCGATTAAGAATCATCCTTCAATCAAAGCTGCTGAAGCTCAGACCCAGCAGTACAAACAACAGACAGCGCAGTCTCAATTGCAAAAACGTCATCCTGACATGCAACAGATTCTGCAAGATAGTAAGTTTGTTGATTGGATTAAAGGATCAAAGATTCGTACTCAGCTTTTTGCACAAGCGGATACACAGTATGACTATGAAGCTGCTGATGAACTTTTCACTAACTGGAAGGAACGTCAAGGCACAGTAGCTCAGACTGTAGCTAACGAGAAAGCAAGTAGGAAAAAAGCTGTTAAGACTGCCTCAACAGGTGGTGCAAAAGGAAGTGGTGAAGCAGCAACTCGCAAAGTCTATAGACGCTCAGACATTATTAAACTAATGCAGACCGACCCTGAAAGATATTTATCCTTGTCTGATGAAATCATGCAAGCGTATCAAGAGGGGAGAGTCCGAAACTAACTCTTTATAGGAAGTATTATCATGGCTACATCAGTATATCCCGCAATGGGCGGAGCAGTAGACAACACTAGCGCAGCTACTTTTATCCCAGAAATCTGGAGTGACGAAGTAATTGCTGCATACAAGAGCAATCTTGTAATGGCTAACCTCGTTAAGAAAATGAGCATGACTGGTAAGAAAGGTGACACCATTCACGTTCCTAAGCCTACTCGTGGTTCAGCTAACGCTAAAGTTGCAGAGACTGCTGTAACTATCCAGAACTCTGTTGAGTCAGAAGTTCTGATTAACATCAACAAGCACTTTGAGTTCTCTCGTTTGATCGAAGACATTACCGAAGTACAGGCTCTCGCTTCACTGCGTCAGTTCTATACTGGTGATGCAGGTTATGGTCTGGCCAAGCAGGTTGACAACGATCTGTTTTCACTGGCTAAGTCTTTCGGTGATGGCGATGGTTCTAGCTACGTTAACTCTGGTTCTTTCCAAATTAACACTACCTCTGGTGCTTTGGAAGCATTTGACGCTGATGGTGCTGCTGACGTTGGTGACTTCTCTGACGCTGCGTTCCGTGCGCTGATTCAGAAGCAAGACGATGCAGATGTTCCTATGGACAACCGTAGCTTCATTGTTCCTCCTTCACTGCGTAACGCTATCATGGGTATTGATCGCTACACTTCTACTGACTTTGTTAATGGCAAAGGCGTAGAGACTGGCAAGATTGGTAACCTGTACGGTGTTGACGTATATGTTTCTACTAACGTACCTGTCATTGACACTACTGGTGGTGCTTCCATCCGTGGCGCTCAGTTGATCCACAAGGACACCAACGTTCTTGCAGAGCAGCAGGCTGTACGTTCTCAGACTCAGTACAAGCAGGAATTCCTAGGAACCCTGTACACTGCTGATACGCTTTACGGTTGTCAAGTAATGCGTCCAGAAGCAGGCTTCACCCTAGCTGTAGTATAAGCTAAACTGGGGGATTCTTCGGAGTCCCCCTTTCTTTATTCTTCTCCCTTTCTTTTGTTTTCGTAGGAGCTACAATGGCTATATTTAGAGGTGACGGTGGTGCTGGTGATTCCAATACGGATGCCACTATATCTGCTGTTACAGCCCAGGCTGACATAGCTACTACGAAAGCAAGTGATGCAGCTGCTAGTGCAGTAGATGCGGCTAACTCTGCTACAACAGCTACAACTAAAGCTGCTGAAGCAAGCACATCTGCTACTAATGCAGCTAACAGCGCCACAGGTGTTGCAGCCTACGCAACAGCAGCAGAGAACTCAGCAACTGCCGCAGCATCCTCAGAGACTAACGCAGCCACTAGTGCTACAGGTGCTGCTACGAGTGCTACAGCAGCCAGTGCCTCTGAGACAGCCTCAGGAGCCTCTGAGACGGCTTCCGCTGCTAGTGCTACCACTGCTACTACTAAAGCCTCAGAAGCCGCTACAAGCGCAACCAGTGCGTCTAACAGTGCTTCTACGGCAACGACTAAAGCATCAGAGGCTTCGACTAGCGCCAGCAATGCCTCAACCTCCGAAAGCAATGCTGCTACATCGGCCTCTAATGCTTCCTCTTCAGCCACGGCTGCTTCTAGTTCCGCTACGGCAGCGTCTGGTTCAGCAAGTGGTGCAGCTACTTCAGCTACCAATGCAGCAGCTAGTGCTACAGCGGCAGCAGCTTCAGAGTCCTCTGTATCTGCGGATGCCAGTGCAGCGGCTACATCAGCCACTAACGCTGCTACCAGTGCTACCACAGCCACTACAAAGGCTAGTGAAGCAGCTACGTCAGAGACTAACGCAGCAGCCAGCGCAGCTACGGCTACTACCAAGGCCAGCGAAGCAGCGACTAGTGCTACTAATGCTGCAAGCTCTGCTACTAGTGCAGCCTCTAGCGCCACTACAGCAACAACTAAGGCTGCTGAAGCAGTAACCTCTGCAAGCAATGCAGCAACCTCTGCAAGCACTGCAACTACTAAGGCAGCAGAGGCAAGCACCAGCGCAACTAATGCAGCCACTAGTGAGACTAATGCAGCCTCAAGCGCCACAGCAGCAGCAGGGTCAGCTACAACCGCTACCACTAAGGCTAGTGAGGCAGCTACAAGTGCTTCTAACGCAGCTACAAGCGCGTCTACAGCCTCTGCACAGGCAAGCAATGCAGCGGCCAGTGCTAGTGCAGCATCGACCTCAGAGACCAATGCAGCCAGCTCAGAGACCGCAGCAGCGTCTTCAGCTACAGGAGCAGCGAGTAGCGCCACAGCGGCAGCAAGTAGTGCAACCTCAGCAGCAGCTAGTGCTACAGCAGCGGCAGCGGAGTTGTCTACAGCAGCTCTGAAGGCTAACAACTTATCTGACTTGGCTAGTGCATCTACTGCTAGAACTAACTTAGGTCTAGGCACTGCTGCTACTACAGCGGCTACGGACTATGCTACAGCAGCACAGGGTGCAAAGGCTGACACAGCTTTACAATCTAACTCAACACTTAACGCAGACAACATGACTACTGGTACGCTGAACGGCGGCACATACTAAGGGTATATAACTATGGCAACAAAAATTGTAACAAAGAACAGCTCTACTGCTTCTGCCGTTCCAACAGCAAGTGATCTTGTACAGGGTGAACTGGCAGTCAACGTAGCTGACAAACGACTATTTACTGAAGACAATGGCGGTAGCATTGTAGAGCTAGGTACTAATCCTAGTGCACTTACTGTTACAGGGAATGTGGGTATTGGTACTAGTTCGCCTAGCACTTATGACAGCAGAGCAAACAACCTTGTCGTAGGTGATTCTGGTGATGCTGGAGTTACCATCTTTAGTGGGGCGAGTAGCAACGCAAGATTAGTTTTTGCCGCAAGCGGTGATACTGGTTTAGCAAATGGTCAAATTGATTACGACAATGCAAACGACCGAATGGCTTTTGCAACGGCAGGTAGCGACAGGGTATACATAGACTCATCAGGCAACGTGCAAGTAAAATCAGCTGGAAAACTTCAAGCATTTAGGTCAGACAATGCAAGAAGCATTCTTGTTTATACAGATAACGACGCCTCTACGGTAGAGTCTGATACAGACCCATTAAAAATAAAGTCTGCTGATAGGATACAATTTGAAACAGGTGGCGCAAATGAACGCTTCCGCATTTCCTCAGACGGCTCTCTATCCACCCCAACGCTAGGAACCTCTAACGTCCGCTTTGGTGTCAACGCAGGTAACAGCATTGTAAGCGGTGGCAATTATAATGTTGTCGTAGGCGATGAAGCAGGTACTGCGNTTACTACTGGTGATAGTAANNCNGGNNTTGGTTTTAAAGCATTAACCCTTAACAATACTGGAAATAATAATACGGCTTCTGGAGCATACTCATTACAAAGAAACACTACAGGTTCTAATAATGTTTCTATGGGTTATGACGCTTTAGGTAATAACACCACAGCATCAAACAACGTAGCAGTTGGTTTTGAGGCTTTACAAGCAAACACCACAGGCGATAACAACGTAGCATTAGGCTATGAGGCTCTAACAGCAAACACAGTAGGCGATAGGTCAACAGCTCTAGGCAACTATGCTTTAAAAAGCCAGAACCCTTCATCTAATGCTGATATGTACAATGTAGCTATCGGCCATAACGCAGGTGGTGATGTAACCACAGGCGTTCAAAACACCCTCATCGGAGGTCTTGCAGGTGATGCGATTACTACTGCTTCTTACAACACAGCAGTTGGTTATGGTTCTTTAACTGCAAACACTACAGGGGCTGACAATACTGCGGTCGGTAGAACTGCGTTGGAAAACAACACCACCGCATCTAACAACACCGCAGTTGGAAAGGCGGCTTTGGCGCAAAATACAACAGGCGATAATAATACTGCTTTAGGCTCTCTTGCTTTAAACTTAAACACCACAGGGGTACAAAACGTAGCCACAGGCACTTATGCTTTAAGTGCTAATACTACAGGTGGTCAAAACGTGGCTATCGGTCGGGCAGCTTTAGAGGCTAATACTACAGCAAGTAACAACACAGCAGTTGGTAATCATGCTTTATTATCAAACACCATAGGCACAGAAAACGTAGCGACAGGTAAAGGTGCTTTACAATCTAACACCACGGGCAGTTACAATCACGCCTTTGGAGTAAATGCAGGTTACTCAATAACAACTGGTTCGACTAACATAGCTATAGGAAACGCGGCTTTAAGTACTGCTACAACCGCAGGCGCTAACACAGCAGTTGGACACAGCGCATTAGCCGCAAACACCACCGCCTCTAACAATACTGCTGTAGGCCTTAACGCTTTAACCGCAAACACCACAGGCGCAAACAACGTAGCAGTGGGTTCTCTAACTTTAGATGCGGCAACAACAGCTACTGGAAATACTGCTGTTGGTCAAGGTGCTATGTCAGCCACCACCACAGGTGCGTCTAACGTAGCTATGGGGCTTAGTTCTTTATATACAAATACCACGGGTGCTAATAACACTGCCCTTGGTTATAGCTCTATGTTTGCAAACACCACAGGCACAAACAATGTGGCAATGGGAAGAATATCACTTGATGCGAATACTACAGGCTCACAAAACACTGCTATAGGAAACGAAGCACTTACATCTAATACCACAGCATCTAACAATGTTGCAGTTGGCTATAATGCACTTGGAACAAACACGACAGGCACATCGAATGTGGCTATGGGTAGAAGTGCTTTAGAAGCTAATACGACTGCATCAAATAACACAGGTCTTGGTTATGGTGCTTTACCCGCAAACACCACAGGCTACAGCAATACTGCCGTAGGAGCAATCGCACTGGAGGCAAACACTACTGGGTTTCGAAACACAGGGGTTGGCCATGCGGCACTACATACCACCACTACAGGAGATGGCAACATAGCTATTGGTTATAACGCCAACTCCACAAGTCCGACGGCAGACGGTCAGTGTACTTTAGGTAGTAGTCTTATAACGAACTTGCGCTGTAACGATACATCAATCTCATCATTATCAGACAGCCGCGACAAGACAGACGTTATTGACTCTCCTTATGGTTTGGACTTCATTAACACTGTCAGACCTGTCCAGTTTAAATGGGAAACTAGAGACGGCAACGCAAAAGACGGTAGTACTCGTATAGGCTTCTTAGCGCAAGAGTTACTAGCGGCCACTGACGGCAACAACAATGTCTTAGATTTAGTCCTAGATGATAACCCTGACAAGCTAGAAGCTAAATACGGCAATCTATTACCTATCGCTATACAAGCTATACAAGACTTGTCTGCACAAGTAGACGCACTCACCGCACGAATTGAAACCTTAGAAGGATAATACAATGGAACCACGAACCGAAGAACAACTAGCACAAGACTACTCAGCAATGGGTGACAGCGTAGCTTTAATCACAGCAGTTATCGCAGGTGACTCTATGGCTGATGATGATGCCGAAGACCGTCAAAACTGCGTAGACCGCAACACTCAGCACCTAGAGCTTATGGTAGCTAAAGAGGACTGGGGCAGCGAAGACATGACCGCAGTTAATGCAGCTATCAGCGCAGGTAACGGGTACAGCGCGTAATGATTGCAGAAATCTCCGCAGTTGTAGGTATCCTCAAGGCTCTTAACGATGGCATTGCTACCGTTAAAGAGTCTGGGGATCACTTGTCAGGTCTGTCGGGATTGTTTACTAGCCTCACTGACAGCAAGGTAGCTGTAGAGAGCATTGAAGAGGCTACTAAAGCAGGCGATCATGTACTAACACAGGAAGAGGCTCTAGAGCTTGCATGGGCTAAGAACGCCATACGAGAGCAGGAGAAGGAGCTGAAGAAGATAACGCCTAAGCACGTCTGGCGTGACATGTTGATGATTCAGAACAAGTCTTTAATGGATCACAAGCACAAGCTGGAGAAGATACGGCTGGCTAAGCTCAAGAAGCAACGTCAGGTAGGTGACGCAGTTAAGAACATACTAGCTACTATAGCAGTCCTTGCTGCGTTTGCTTGCACATACTGGTTATTTAACACAGGAACACTTTAATGGAATACTTACTTGACATATATTTGCTCGCTACTTCACTGGTTACTATAGCCAGTATTATATGTAACTACACAGAGACTCCGAAGGATGACGAGTTTGTTGCTAAGGCTTACAAAATCCTAGAGCAGTTTGCTTTCTTAAACAACAAAGCTAAACAGTAAACAAGGACGTTATCATGGTAATGGAAGAGTCTACTAAAGACATACTAGACGTTGCTGCTGCATCTACAGCGGTGATGTCACTAGCAGCTTGGCTACCACCTACAGCGTCTTTGCTGACTATTGTGTGGCTAGGTATTAGGATATACGAGTCAGACACTGTGCAAGGTATCTTAGGGAAAAAGAAACAGCTTGACAAACAAGACTAAATAGTGTATAATATATGAGTATTTTAACTTCGTTGATAGGCCCAGTTACAGGACTTTTAGATAAAGTTATAGAGGATAAAGACAAAAA